ATGCAAGAAAAAATTAATGTATTAAATCGTATCTACTCTGCTGAGATTGCAGAAAAAGAATTCGTAAACCCTGAAACTCAACAATCTATTAAATATAATGTCCTTGAACTCGGATTGTCCCTTAACGGTTCTGATCAAATTCTTGAACTTAAATTGTCTAACAAATCAAATGCTAAACTTTTGATTCTATCATCGACACCTAAACCTAATGGATCTGAATTTCTAAACGAGGCCTAAAATATGTAGATAATTTAAGCCTCTGAGTTCCATTTTTTCACACCACCGTGAAAGAAAACAAAAAGCGAACAAAAAAATTAATATTAACTTTAAAGGAGAAAAAACAATGGCTTCAATCTTCCCTGCAGATACTGCAACAAAATTGATCGAGTCAATCACAACTGTGATCTCTGATAACATGGGTATTGTTATTGCCCTTCTTGGATTCACAATTGGTGTTAGCCTCGCATTTCGATTGATTCGCAAATACTCGAAAGTTAAAGCTTAATCTTGACCTGGGCAAGTCGTTAAACTGCCCTAGCGTATTAAGTTTTCCATAGACCTGGGCACAAGTCTCTAAACTGCCCCTGTCCATATTATTAAATTAAAGAGAAATTATTTATGAATTATACAACTGTCGATTCTGGAGTAGTTCTTGCATCTTTGCTCGAACTGATAAAAGAATTTTTTATTTTTATTCTACCGGTTATAGCGTTTTTAGCAGGCGTTTATTTCGTATGGAGAATGATAATCTATCTATTGTTTAGGCAAAGGATGTTTTAATGCGTATCTGGTCGCCACTTCACGAACCTGTATATTTCGATCATATAACTTGGCTTGCTATAATAATAGTTTTAGTAATTGGTTTTGTAATAATAAAAAGTTTAGGAGAAAAATAAAATGAAGAAAATAGCTATATATTCGATTTTGTTTTTCTCTATTTTTTCGTTTTTCACTTCAAATTTAGCTTTTGCTGATGACAATAATAATGATGAATATAAGCATTATAGAAATTCGCAAGCTGAAAAATATTATAATGAATCTTGGAAAAAACTTGATAAGTATAATATGAGAAAAACAACAAATCAAGATGTTGTATATGACAATAGACCTGGTGTTTTAAACTATTTTAAGCAGTATAATGAACGATTCGACCCTTTACTTGGTAGAATTGTCATTGAAAAAAATGTAAAAAATGAATTTCTTCCATTACAAAGTTTTTGGGGTGCTGTATGTGATCAAAATTCAAGAAAATTTTATGGAGAATTAACAAAACAAAAACTCGATGAGGCGTGTAAAGCTCACTTTAAAGGTGCAAAATCTTTAATGTCAGTATCTTATCAAAAAACTAACGATCAAGTTCAAGCTAATTTATTAGTATATACTGGTAAAAAAGATATAGAATTTACTTTTAAAGATTCAGGATTTTTTTCTCAACCATTAGATAAAAGCGAAGAACAAAATTTTATTCATATTAATGCAAGAATTTCGTTATCTCCAAATTGGCAAGAAAAAACAAAACAATATAATAGCATTGAACTATCATTTTTTAATACTCAATTTCAATTATCTGATTACGATTATAAATATCGACTATTCGGTTTAATGGGCAAAAAAGAAAAAGACAGTTGGTTAGCTTATGCCCCTTTGTATAATCAGTTTAAAGTTGTTTATCCTGATGATTTTAATGCAGAAAATAAACCTTTAAGTGATATTGAAGATTCGATTGCGCAAAAAAATAAATCTAAGTTTTGGCCGTATTTTTCTTATAAGGTATCAAAAATGAACCTTAACGGTTTTATTATTGCGATTGACAATAAAAGGAGAGAACCATTCCAAATAACACAAGTTCGACCTTACTATGAACTCTATAATCAAGATAAAAGCCAAAAAATATTCTCATATGCTGGTAATTCTTTATTAGATAATTTTAATTATGACTTTGAAGAAAAAGGAACATATTGGGTAAAAACTCAGATTCAGGCTAAACCTCCACTTTTAGGTTTCGGTCAAAATGTCGAAGTTATTCAGCCTGTTTGGACTAAGGTTTTAATTAATGGTGAATCTTATGCAGTTACTAACACTCCTTTCGACAAAGACTTTGATACTCGATGCGACGGTCAAAGTTGTGATACACCCTCTTATGTAAACAATTGTGCCGCCTTGAACCCCTCTAATTTTGGCGATTTTACTCGTTGTAGCTTTAACAAGATTGACACAAAATCTCGAGAACAATTCGGCGCTATTTACTCCCCTGTTCGATTTTCTCAAGATATAATTGGTCGTTTAAGTAACATTAACACTGTTTCGTGTAATATAAGAATTTACAGTTACACTGCTTCTCTCTGTTTTATTCAAGAAAGAACGCCTCAATTATACACAGTTATGACTATTTTATCTAACGGCGTTGTTTTATTCGGTTTTTCACTATATGTTTATAAGCAAGCCTTGCACTTCTTTGCAAGTGATGGAGAAGATGATTAATGGATATTTCAGGTTTCATTTCACAAATTTTAACAGTATTGATAAACCCCGTTTTTGAGATAATTTACTGGTTAATTTCACTAGTTCCAAAAATTCCAGACTTCCCTTATTCAGTTTATCAGAATTTTAAGGCCTTTCTCGATTTCGTTTTTTCAAGTAACGGTTTAGGTTTTGTAGGCTGGTTTTTCGGGGGTTGGACAATTCCCTTAACGGTTATCTCTATCGGTGTAGCTATCAGTTTAGCAAGACTTGGCTATTTATTGATTATGTTTATCATTACAAAACTACCTGTTGGAGTTAAGCGATGACATATGCGGATTACATTAAAAAGTCGATTAAACCAGATTTTGGCGTTTTAGTCGATGACTACCACGATAGAAGAAATAAGGATTATTTTCGCCCCTCGGGCGTTTCGGTTTATGTAGGCTGGCAAGGTGGCGGTAAAACTCTATCTGCAGTGTATCATATAGATAAACTTATGCAGATTTACCCCAAAGCAAAGCTTGTGACAAATATTTTGTTTAATAGTGAGTTTATAGATTATGCAGATAGAATTATTGAATTTCAAACTGTTGATGAACTTGCTGAATTGCTCGTAAAGACAAACAATAATGAGTTAGGTGTTATTTATTTAATCGATGAGATTCAAACATATTTTAACTCGCTTGAGAGTAAAAATATACCACCATATATCTTTACTGAGATTTCACAACAACGCAAGCAAAGAAAACTCATTATTGGTACTTCTCAGTTATGGGATCGAATGGCAAAACCCTTTCGTGAACAAGCAAATTATGAGATTCACTGCAGAACAATTTTTAATATTTTCACAATTCAAACAGTGATCGATGCACATACATTAAAACTCGATGACAAGACTGGTAGATCAGTCGGTAATATAATAAAAAGAGGTTGGTTTTTCCACAATAGAAGAATTAGAAAACTTTACGACACTTTTCAAAAAGTCGTATCATCTGCAAATCAAATGGATATTTTCGAAAATCGACCAAACTATATAATATCAAAGAAGAAGTAATTTTCACTGCGCGCGATACGCAATGCGTCGCGTGCAGTGATTGGAGGATTTATTATGCTATATGAGCTTAAAATTACACGCAAATTTCAATACACACTTTATCATAACAGAACACCACTTGCACATTATAGAACGAAAAAAGACGCAAAAACTGCACTTTGGATAATTAAAAATAAATTCGACACTTTAGACAAAATTCAAAAACATATGAAAATTTATACAGTTAGCTATCTTAATAATACACATCTATCTGTATATCAATATTGTCAAGATTTTGAGATTAAACAATATTTCAAAATCGAACGAGAACAAATCGGCTGATAAAAGGAGATGAAATGTTTAAAATAATTTTAGAACAACAATTTAAAAATGAAGAACAAGCTGAAAAATACTTTAATTATTTAAAAGCAAAAGCTATTATTGAACAAGATAGTAAAGAATTTAAGCCAGATTGGAATAACCCAAGTGAGAAAAGGTTCTTTGGTTATTATAATCTGATATATAAAAAACTATGCTACTTCAATGCTGGTGAAAATATGGAGAATAAAATATATTTCAAGACTGAAGAAGACATCAAAGAAAGCTTTAAAAAACACTTCGAAGAATGGAAAATTTATCTTAATTATTACGATTAAGTGGCGGGCGTTCCCGCTTGCGGGAACTCTTGTCAAAGACCACACTTAACGGACAAAAACGCTAATTTAAGGAGATTATTTAAATGCAAGTATTTTCGATTAAAAAACAAACACCCTTACAAAAAAGATCATCAAGTTTATTAAAATCGATGTTCGAAAAAAATAAAGATCTTAAATTTAAAGAGATCTCAAGTTATGCTAAAGTTTACCCTGATTTTGTTAAAATAGTTAAATATAATAGACCTATTGTATTCACTAATTTTTTAGACCGTGGTTCTTCTGCTTTTTTAACCAATGAAGAAAATGATGAAGAAAATGATTATCTACAAAAGTCGATTAATCGTACAAAAACTAAGATATCAGATTATATACTATGTAATAATTTCACTCATTTTATTACTTTCACTTTCGACCCCAAAAATTCTAAAGTTAAAACTGAAGAAAACCGTCACGATCTACTTAAGATGTCAAAACTATTGATTACTTGGGTAAATTCAGAACAGATAAACCACTTTAGGCGTCACGGACAACGATTTGGCTATTTAATTGTTCCAGAACGCCACAAAAACAACGCTTGGCATTTCCACGCGGTTTTTCAAGGTTATAAAAATGAAATTGAAGACTTTTACAGTTCCAAAAATAAATATTTAACTGTCGATGAAATACGCTCAAAAAACAAAAAACCTAAAAATAAAAGGGGTTTTCTACCCCGCTATAAGCTTGGCCGATCTGAAATAGCACCGATTAAAGATAAAACTAAAATGTCGAATTATATTAAAAAATATATTACAAAAGATCTTATTAATGAAAAATATAAAAAGCGTTACTGGTGCTCAAAAAACCTAAAAACCCCCGAAATTATTGAAAATATTGTTGACTCTTCTACTACAATATCTAAAGAATATCTCTTAAAAGAATATGATTATCATAAAATTTATATAATCCCTAAAGATAGTGATTATTTTAAGTTTTTAAATTTTTCAGATAAAATTAATCATACCCTAAAACGAAGAAAATTCAGTTATGTTGTAAAACCAAGTCGCTTATGATATCATTTAGATATGCAAGAAAAAAATGATTTTACTGAAAAAGATTATCTAGAAGCTCAATATAAAATTCAACGAAGTATTCAAGCTAATGTTGCGACAATAGCGTTTATTGTTGTTGCTCAATTTTTGATAACAATCGTAAGTTTAATAATTCTCTACTCTTCTCTGTCTTCACTCACTTCTATTTTTGTCAAAAAGTAGAAGTCAAATGGTGTATTTAATACACCATTTTTTATGTGTTCCTACTTGATATATTGTGCGACCCTTGATATAGACAAACTTCGTGAGTATGAGTTCATAAAAACATTGTAGTTTTTTGCCCTATAATACTCGCCAATATCATTTAAGTATATCTTAGCTTCTTTTAATGTTCTAAACGCTTTTATAGCACGCTTTTTATGTAATTCTACTACAATATACTTATAACCATCTTCATACCGTGAAAAATTCTTCTTCAAAATCCTTCTACGCCTGTGGAACACTTTAAAGTTGCTCCATAAATCTAATAATACCATAATACTACAAAAATTTAAAATGCTTATGTTCGTTTTCTGTTCGTATTTGCATTATTAAGCCGAGCCGTTCTGAGCTTAGGAGGGTTGCTCCAACGGCTCTACGACTACATTGACATATTTTGACTTTATCACTACTACCCAGCATTTTAAGGCGGTTTACAAGGGGACTGCATAACTTTAAAGTTGAGTTATACCCTACTCTATACTTACAATTTATCAAGTAAGCGAACAAAAATAAACAACTGGCTACCTGCGCGCAAAAGCACGCTACGGTAGCAGTTAGGGTAGTTAATCCCAAAAACCGCAAACCGAGCCGTATAGCGATAAACATACGCCAAAAACGGCTAACGGTTATTGCTATTGCCCCAGTTATTCCCTATTTTCGACCATTTTCTAAGGCTTCTAATTTTACCAGAACTAAAAACCTTCCAATTTAATTGCACTTTTACTAATCCAATGTAGACAAATATACCCTAAAAACTACTGTTGAAAAGTTGAGTGTGTGTGTTAAGTGTGGCTGTTGACAAGGGTTCCCGCAGGCGGGAACGACCCGCCAATTGAACTTATTTAATGCCCCTATTATACACTAAATTTTTCGACCATTCAAGGGACTTATCAAACTTCTGAACTTGTTTAAAGCTCATATATGGAAAACTGGAAAAAGCCGTCCGATATCTCATCACCACATATCTTTTACGACGTCCAAATACACGCAAAAACGACGCCTCGTCCGTTCCGATATATTGTGCGACCCTTCTTGTATTTCCTTTTTGAGTATGCTATTATGTTTTTGTAATTAAAAAATATAATTTTCAAGGAGAAAAAATAAATTATGCAAGAAAAAATTTTAAATCAAGACAATATTATTTCAGCAGTTTCCCGTGTAGCACTTCGAACTCAAAAATCTGAAAAATCTGGAAATTATTTTACTATTCTAACTCTTCGATTCAAAAATGGTTTAGAAATTGATTATTTTGTTGATAAAAAAGATAAATTTTGA